CCTTTTGGATCTGTTTGCTAGTGTTTATTAACTAGAAAAAGTTTAATTTATTTAGTATTAAGTATACTCTACTGTTGTTTGTCATTAGGATCTTGCTCTGTGTAGCATTATTGCTTTTAGATGAAGACTGTTTCGCTCTTTTTACTCTTTATTTTACCGCTATAGCATTGTTAGTCGTAGCTCAAGTTGAGCCCGTTGCATTGCATTACGGTTCTGTGTGATAAAAATCCAATGTCGGTTGTTATAGACATGTCAAACTGCCCCCAAGTGGGTAGTACCGTGTTTGGAAAGTTGGAGATGTGTGTGAGTTTGTATTGTGGAGTCTCTTCTCTTTGGTATTATGTAAATATTAATCGAGAGCATCTTGCTCGTTTTGGTGAGAATGGACCGGTGGTTTCGATGCCTGTTTGGATGTTCTTATCTTTTACGACTTTTGGACGTATCGTTGACGCCTTTACGCCACAGCGTTTTCAGTTCGCTGTTGGTTTTGGTATTGGTGTTGCTTGGCAGTGGTTGATTTATTACCGTTTTTATTTGGCTTTGGTAATGTTGCGTGCCTTGTTTGATAACGTCTTGTGCGTTTATGGCATTAGCCATTTTGGTGAATGGTTTTTCTTTACGCTTTCAATTATTTTGCAGTTGGGTTTGGGTGGTGTGCTCGGTTTTTCTGGCAGTATTTATATTGCCGAGGGACATTTTATGCACTTTTCGAGATGGCACTGTTTTGCTCTTGTAGCAGGGGCCATGTTATTGGCGTTTATCAAGGCAAATGTCGGTTGATCCTTTACAGTCAAGTTACTCTCATATGAGTAATCCGTTTGGACCGCTTGACGAGCAGTTTGATCCAGTGGCCCATTTTCGTAAGGTCACTCCGAAGGAGAAGAAAGGGAAATTTAAGCCTGGTATGCCCGGGTATCTTCCACGTTTTACGGTGGGTTTGGGTGTTACTGAACATGATTTTAAGAAGGTTGTTAAGACCCATGTTGAGAAACCACAAGTTAATGATTATGAGATGCGCTTTCAGGAGAAGGAGCGTAAGCGGGCCTTGGGTTCTTTGAAGAAGAAAGGACGTGGTCCTCTTGTTAAGCCTAAGGCTAAAGTGGTTTTTGAGGAGCCTGGTAACGACGTTAACTTTGTTGGCCGTAAGTCTGAAGTTCTTGGTGAGACCTCAGTAGGTGGTATTGTTTATCCCTTTAATCCCAACGAGGAAGGCTTTGAGCTACCCTTGAATGACAATCGTGAGTTTCCTCCGATTAAATTTGAGCGTGTTAAACCTGATTTCAGCACATTTCGTGCTGTTCCTGTTGAGGGTGAGGTTCATTTTCAGGAGATTGGTGATGTACGTCAAACCATCTCGCAGAAATCGAAGCAGCATTATCGAAATTTACGGAAAGTAGCTGAGCATAAATCTGCGGTTGTTTCTCGAACGCAGTTGGCTCAGGAGGCGTCTGATCGTGATGCCGAATTGAAGGCGAAGATCACGCGTGAGGCTGCTCATATTTCAAGTAATCTCGTCAGCAGTTTATTGGCGGCTGATGGGAAGAGGTCTCCGTTTCAACCATTTGTTCCTAACTCGTCATATTTACTTGCCAACTATGACTTTAGAAAGGCGCATCCAAAAGTGGTTCAGGAGTTGCGGTCACGGCCTAAAGGTTGGATGCAGGATATGCGTTTTAAGGCTCCACTCCCGGGTAAGATTGAGTTGGGTGTTTTTCATCCAGCATTGGGGTTGCCTTGGAAAAATCGTGTGGTGAATACACGCGTTGCCTTGGAGGAATGTAAGCGCGGTTTGCGTGATCCAAAGCATAGGGATGAGCTTGAGCGTATTTATACGCAATGGGAGGATGCGATGAGAGCGTACCGGCCTAAAGAGGACTTGTTGCAGATGATTGCCACTGCGTTTAATCGCGTTTCTATTAAATCGAAAATGGTTACGCAGAAACCCTTCCGTCCTAAGCTTGAGCATGCCAGTGATGATGGTTCTTTTGTTAGGAACATGCAGGGCAATACTTCCTCTGCTCCTGTTTCTATGACTACTCCCTTACGTGTTGACGTTGGTGGGGTCACCACTAGTGTTTCTGTGCAGAATCCGTTAGTCGATATGGGTGTCGATGACTTATTGACGTTATTAGGTGGTGAGAGCTATATTACTAAGGTCATCGTTAACATTGTTTGTTTAGCCACTTCAATTTGTGAGTGCCATTCGACTTTGAATGTTCTGGCGCAGTGTGTTTCGTTTATTAATAACACTTTTGAAGGTGGTATGGCGGTTACCCTGATAAAGATGGTGCGCTCACGTTTTGGTGGTTTTCATCCTAGAGTGCAAGGCAAGGATGATGGTGAATTGCCTCAAGAGTTTGCGAAGGTCGAGGCTCCTATGAAGAATGTCTTGTTTAATTCATTGGGTACCGGAGGTGAATTGGCTCAAGCCCTGTGGTCTGTGTTGTCTGTCTTGAGCGTTTCAGCGATGACGCTTGCTCTTGGTTTTAGAGGTGATGTTCAAAACGCGATGAAGCTTAAGGATAAATTGGACAAATTGATAACCCATAGAGATGGCGTGGAGACCCTTATTCAGCGTTTGTTTCGTTTGGTGAAGCTTTTTTGTGAGAAAGTTAAGACGTCTTTTGAGCGGCGTGACTTTTCAGCCTTTTTTGAGGGTTTCTCTATGTCGGATTGGTTGGCCACAGCGACTGTTGTTGTTGAGGATGTTTGTATACGTGCTGACGCAGCACGTTTGGGGATTCAGAACACTTTTGCCAAGAATTTGGCTGACGGCAAGTATCCTCCGCGTATATTTGCGCAGATGACGAATGCGCAGCGTGCGGAGTTGATTGACGTTCTTTTGGAGGAGTACACTGGGCATGCCAAGGCCCTCGTTGGTTCAGTTGATATTTCTATGTCGCGCACATTGGATAATATGCGTGATCGTTTGTTGGCTGAGAAATACTCGATCAGTAACTCTAAGGCGTCAGGGGAGTACCGTGTGGAACCTTTTGCATTGTTTATCCACGGGATTCCAGGGTCTGGTAAGAGTAGTTTTTGTACGCAGTTTCAGAAGATCCTGGGTAGGAAACGTTCTTTACCGCTTGGTGCTGACGGTGTTTATGTCTATACTCGTAGCTCGAATTTCTTTGATGGGGTTACTGGAGCTCAGTGGATAGTGTTGATGGACGATATCGACAAGAGTGTCGGTAATATTTCCAACACGGAGATTACGCATCCAGAGTTGATTGTTCAATTGGTTAACACGAAACCTTTCCAACTTGAGCAGGCTGATGTTAACTCTAAGGGGAAGATGTATTGTAATTACCAAGCTGTCGTTTATTGTACCAATTATAAGACGGCGCGTTTGAAAAACTTTTGCGTGGATACGTTAGCTTTTTGGCGCCGTTTTTCGCACACGGTTGAGTTTATTGTTAAACCGAAATATGCGACAAAGAAGGGCTTGTTGGATAAAACGAAACTTGATGGGTCGAACGATTATTGGAATTTTGACGTGGGCATTTTTGATGATAGCCTTTGGGATAAGAATAATCAGTTTGATACTTTTCCTTTTGCCATGATTCAGTTGACGTCTGTTTCTGAGCTTGCGGCGTTTGTTTCGAAGGCGTTTGATGCTAAGATGGAGCAGCAGTTAGCTACATTGGAGAAGAATCTTTCAGATGATGGGCCGTTTTGTCCTCATTGTATGTTGACTGAGAAGTTTCATTCAGTCGAGAAGTGTGTTCAAGTTCAAGGACAGCTTTCTGAGGATCCGTGGTTTTTACTTCTGGTGGCCTGTGGTCTATGGTATGGTTTGGGGTTCTGGTTTGTGATTGCGGGGTTGTTTTTCTTTGCCCTGAAAACCATAGGGTCGGCTCTTGGTATCACGATGCGTGATTTTGGTATGGCTTTTAAGCATGAGTTGAAGATTATGTGGCTTACCCGCACGCAGAGTTTGCGTAGTACCATGTTTAGGTATTTGGATTCACGAACTACTATGACTGTGGCGCAGTTTCGTGAGCGTGAGGGTCTTTGGACGGCAGCGTTGACGCAGAAGATAGCGGATAATAAAACTTTGTTGCTGGCTGTAGCGGCCGCGTCTGTTGGTATTACTGCGGTGGCGTCAATAATTGCTTATAAAGTTTCGCAGCATAAGCCCGAGTTGCAAGGGTATGTTAATGACGCTACTCCAGTTCCGGATAATTCTGTAGGCTCTAAGCGTGGTGTGTGGTCACGTGTGCCAATTGAGCGGGATCCTTTGGCTAAAGGAGCATTGAGTACGTCTTCAGTAGCTCAAGTGCTTGATGCGATTGGGAACAGGTTCATTTATGTGAAGAACCTTGAGACGAACGTTAGTCTGTTGGGAGTGCAGATTGCTGGTAACGTTGTTTTGGTCCCTGGCCATGTATTATTTGCGAGACATGATCATATTGGCATGGAAGCGGCACGATTGGTTCCGCATGCGCCCTGTAGGTTGTCTTTTCGTAAGGGGACACTAACGTATGTTATGGATGTTAGCGTTGGCCTGAATGCAGTCCAATTGAAAGGTCGTGAGGGCGTTCTGGTTCGTGTGATTGGCTTTCCACCGTGTGTTAGTTCTGAGTTTAACACGCATTTGCCTTTTACTACGCAAGCCAATGTTAGACCATGTTTTGATGAGACGTGGTTTATTACTTCTCGCGATGGCGTCAAGGAGATTCAGAAGGGTCGTGACGGTCGATTAGTGCGACCGCTTGGTGGAGGTAAGTCCTATGTGGAGGGGCGTGGATTTCAAACTCAGGATGGTGATTGTGGTGGTCTTTACGTGGCACGAGTTGGATCTTTTGTGTTTATTTGTGGTTATCATGTGTTGTCGATGACTACTTTATTGGATTCTAGTAAGGCTTTCACGATTGCAGAGGAACTCACGGAGGTTGAGTTGGAGGAGGGTATGCAGAATTTGGTGGCTATTGGAGCGGCCCCCAGTCCGAATGGCTTTCTTTCGACCCTCCAGTGTAATAGGGAGAGTTCGGATCCAAAATACGTGGTAACGCTGAGAGATTTGCCGCGAAAGTCCTCGGTTGCTGTTGCTGTGGCTCGAGGTTTGGACCATGTTACTGTTTTAGGCACTATGGACCCGCCGTTTCCTTTGTCCACGTTACGTACCGGTTGTGCACCTACCTTAATGGCGGACTGGTTTCGAGAGAGAGAGAAGGAGGTCTGTGGTGAGACGCCTTATTTTACTGCTCCTACTTTCAGAGGGCGAATGGATGATGATGGTCAGTGGGTCGATCCGTACGTTACTCATTTGATGAAGATGAATAATAAGCATTCCGATGAGAGGTTCTGGCATTTGGCTGTGGCTGATTATTGTCATGGAATGGACAAGCTTGCTGGATGGGAAGGTGTGCGGCCTTTGACAGACTATGAGGCTTGGATGGGGGTGGAGAATTCCGATATTGGTTCGATTAATTTAAAGACCTCGGCGGGTCCCCCTTTTTTCCAGAGGAAGGAACATTTTGTGAAGTTTGATCATGTTGGCAAGACGGTTGATGTGCAGCAGATGGTCTTGGATCAGATTCAGGAGATTTATGATGTCATTGATATGGGTTTAATTTATATTCCCTTGTGTAGCCACTCTCTCAAGGATGAACCTATTAGCAATACGAAGGCGAAGAATTTGATGGTTAGGAATTTTTCGTGTTGCCCGATGGCTTTTAATTTTTTGCTTAAGAAGTATTTTACCGCACTATGTGTGTTTATGCGGGCCCATAAATCGTTTTTTGAATCGATGGTTGGGGCTAATTTCTTTAGTATGGATGTGGACGAGTTCGTCAATGAGCTTACTGCCTATACGGTTGATCGTTTGGGCGATGGTGACTACGTTCATTTTGATGGTACTCAGGGTTCACAGTTGAGACAAGCTGAAGGTGAGGTCTGGCAGGAGATGTGCCGCTGTGGAGGTTGGAGCTTGCGCGATACTAGACGCGTTTATTTGTTGTTCATGGGTACGGTTTATACCATGCGTTTTATTAAGAACGATTTGGTGTTGGTTGCGTTTCAGAATCCGTCTGGTGGACAGATTACTTTGGACACGAACGGG